ACAGCAGGTCGAGCTGGTTCTGGCTGAGCGCCCACCAGCTGCCGAGCGTGTTGGTCTCGCTGTTGGTGCCGCCGACGATGTGCAGCCGGTTCTTGAAGGCACAGTCCTTCGGCATGAAGTCCGAGCCGAAGGCGGCCATCTGATGCAGTTGGTTTCCGTCTGTCCAGTAGATGACGGAGTACGGGCCTTGGGTGATGAAGTACAGGCCCCCCGACCCCCGCGCCCCGATGACCGGAGTGCCGTCGATCAGAGTGGCGAAGACCTCCGCCCAGGTCGTGCCGTCGTAGGTCAGCAGCTTGTTGGCAGAGCCAACGTACAGCTTGCCCTTGACCGCACCCAGGATGTACGACGGAGTCGTTGGACCCTGCGTGCCCTTGTCTGTAAACGTTGTGCCGTCCGTGGTCGAGTAGATCCGTCCGTTGTCACCACCGACGTAATAGACGCCCTTCAGGATGCCCCACGACGTCGGCTTCACGCCGGACGCGGGGATGTTCGACGTCGACGACCAGCCGCCGCCGGCAGCCTTCTTCTCCATCGTGCTGGTGGTCTTGCCGATGCAGACGAGGCAGGTCTGCGCGACGGGGAACATCACCCAGCCGGTGCTGCTCGCTGAGCGAGCCTGCGTCAGCGCCTTAGCGACGTTGATCGCGCCCGTCTGGTCTAGGTCGAGCCCGTAGCCTTCTAGGTACGGCCCGTCCCCCAGCCAGTCGTCCTGTCCTTCGCCTTGCCAGTCGGACTGTCCCCAGCGCGACCAGTCGTCTGCGTCGCTGAACTCTTCCGATGAAGCACGGCCAGCGCCGGGAAGAGACTTGGGAGACTCGGAGAATTTCCATCCCCCGGGACTCGTGAGGCGATAGCCCTTGCCGTTCAGCTTGATGTCGTGTGCGACAACTGCCACTGGTTAGCCCCCTTGGATGCTGCGCGCCTGGATCGCCTTCGCAAGAGCGACGGCCTTGTCGAGCTTTTTCTCGAAGAGCGCAACCTCAGTGACGTTGTCAAGGGGTCGCGCGTCGGAGCGCCGTGTGGTCGCTCCCGATCGCCGGTTCTGCACTCGCTGCGCCGATGAGTTGAGCAGGGCGCGAACGCATGAACCGAAGAGAACGACGTCGATGACTTCCTGCTTGATGCCGGTGTCGTCGATGCCGGAGTATTCCTTTTCGCCGAAGACCCGGATGCTGGACCCGTCGAACTGGTCCGCAATCCCGATTCGGATGTAGCCGGGGCGCTCGAGGTCGTCGAAGTCCCGACAGACGCCGCGGATCTCCGTCGCGTCCGTCGGACTGACGAACTCGATGGTGTTGATGCGACGGAAGAGCGCGGGCATTGCGTAGTAGAGCGGGATCGGTGATCCGGTGATCGCGATCTCGCTACCGTAGTTGGTGTCTTTCTTGAACAGCCCACGGGCGTAGAGGACCCCGACCTCGTCGTCGCGCCATCCGTTGAGCTGCGCGTCGTCGAAGGACTGCGCGCCCTGCAAGGTGTCACCGAGCTGGTCACGCTGCTTCGCGCGGAAGGTTGCAGTGTTCATTCAACGTCCTTCGTTCGAGTTGCTGTGGGGGCGAGGTTTCCCCCGCCCCCAGCAGACTTAGATCGCGGTAGCCGTGGACTCGATACGCAGGAACTTCGTCGAGTCAAGAACCTTGACGCCGAAGTCCATGTAGTAACCGAGCTTCCAGGTGCGACCGAGCGCATCGGCGTGGTCCGGCGTCGGGGAAACCGCGGTGAAGCGGAGGTCCTCGATGCTGGCCTTACCGAAGGCCCACGGGCCGAGGCCCGACATCGTGATGTACACGTCCTTGCCGGACGCGCCAGCACCCGCGAAGATCTTCGCACGGGTCGTAGTGACGTAGCGGCTGTTGTAAGCCTTACCCACTTCGCCGTTGAACATGTTCTCGGGCTTGTACTGGTGAGCAGCGGTCCAACCCGTGCCCGCAGTCGTGTCGGCCATGATGTCGCCGACCACGAATGGATGCGTGACGTTGACAACGTCACCGGACGTGTCGAGGTCGAGCGACTGCAGCTTGATGAGCGCCTTGCGAGCAAGGGCCATCGAGAAGTTGTCGTTGACTTCGGCGCGAGTCGGCGTGCCGTCGTTGGTGGAGTAGAAGGCAGTTCCACCGGTGACGATCTCTTCGCGGACTTCGTAGTCGATGCGACGAGCGGCGTCGAAACCGAGGGTGTCCTTCGCCCAGTCGACGAGCTCGAGGGGCGAGATGTTGCCTGCACGCCGTGAGATGCTCACGACGCGCCCGATCTCCTTGGTCGTCACATCGACCTTGGTGATCGCAGGCAGGGCTTCCGACGCCGGGTTCGTAACCTCATCGCTGAGGTACGAGGTGTCGGCCGCGAGGTCCGGCTTCTGCACGAAGCGGAGGGTGTCCGTGCCCTGCTGGATACGACCGGTCTGACCGAACTGCGCGTACAGGAGCGCAGAACGGACGATCGGGATCGTCTTCTCAGCGAGCTTGAACGTGACCGCTTGCGTGAAAGAGGCCGGGTTGTTGGTAAGGGTATCGGCCACTTGCTAGGGTCCTTTCAAATTCACTTGAAAGGCCCTACCGAAAGCTAGAAGGCTTTGCCGTTTCGGAGGATTTCTTCCATCTGCTCCGATTGGGTTGGCGCCTGTCGAGCGGGGTTATTACGCAGGCCAGACGACAGAGGGGCAGCTGTGGCGATCTTCGTCTTGATGACGTCGATCACTTCAGCAGACGGGACGCCATTCTCAGCGAGAGCGCCGATCACGTCCGCGATCTCGGGGTTCGCAGTCTTCAGTCGTTCGACGGTGACCTCACGCTCGAGCTGCTGACGAGCAGCACGCTCACGCGCAAGTTCCTCTGCAACTGAAGGCTGTGGTTCGAGTTCACGCACGCGGGCGGACAACTCTTCGATGGTCTTGGCTTGTTCCGCGATCTTTTTGCCCGTCTCACGCTGGAGACCTTTGTATTCCGCACTAGGCTCTGACGGAGTCGGTGGCGTAGAGACGTTTCCGTCTTTTCCGTCCCCCGCGCCCCCGGCGTTTGTGGGATCGCTCATGCTTGGGTAGGTTCCTTTCGAGCCCTATGGGCTCTTTCTCATGCCTTTTCGGCTATGGACGAGGTTTGGGAGCCAACGCCGCTTGCGTGGGCGTTGACATGGATGAGACGGATCCGCCAATGGATCCGGTCGCCGCCGCCGGCGAGGCGGGGGCTGCCGCGGGTGCAGCTGGCGCCGCTGCACCGGCCGGCTGCATGCCCGGGGTCATCCCGGAGCTGGCAGGCGGCTGTGGCGCGTACTCGGGCCACTTCGCGTTGAACTCGTCGGGCGTGTGCATCAGCGCCGCGACGTACTGGAGGAGCTTGGGTGTGAGATGAGGCAGGAGCTTTTGCAGCACGTCGACCGCCAGCTGCGGGGGCATTTCCTGCCCGAGCTGTTGGAAGATCGCCGGGTCCATGACATCCTGCGTGGCTTCCGGCGTTGCCGGCATTTTCGATGGATCGACCATTTCCTACCTTCTCGTGAGCTCTTCTTTGACCATTTCGTCAAAGGCGTTGGGGAACTTCCTCTTCCCCGCGGTGAGACCGGGGTTGTCGATGGTGGTCTGGGACTTGCCCAGCGCCCACTCCGACCAGAGCTTCGGTCCGACCTTGAGGTCTCGGATGAGACCGATCTTGGACATGTCGCTCATGTTGTCGTCGACGGGAAGACCATGGTTGACGTTCCAGCCGAACTGAATCGCATTCCGAAGTGGAAGGCTCAGTAGGCCGAACCCAACACCCGCGTTATCGCCGGGAATGGGGCTACCAGGAAGACCCGGGAGCATGTACTCCATGATCTTGATCGTCTCTGCGTGATCGGCCACCCATTCCATCGCGTCAGGGTCATTGATCAGTGCACGCATCGTGGCGTTCTGAATCTCACCCCAGCCGATGTATCCGGCCATGCCGGTCTTGAGTCCGAAGGCAGAGTGTGTGAGGAATCGTGCCCACTCCCCCGTCGCCTTGAGGGTCCAGGAGAGCGGATACATGAGCACCGGGTGAGAGAAGCTTCGCTCCCAGTACCGGCGCATCGGGTTGGATATGTACGTGGTCTGTGCTTGGCGGACCGAGTCACGCATCGCGTTCTTCAGCTGTGTCTCGAGCTGTGTGAAGAGCGGAGCCGCCGCGGAGTCCTTGGCGATGTTGGCCTTGCTGAAGAGCTCGGCCGATGAGATCTCGCCCTTCAGGTATCGCTCTTTGAGAGATCCGTCGTGGAGGATCGCGTCGACGAGTGACTGGTTGGAGTCGTAGGTCTTCCGAAGGAGCGCGTAGTCCGCAGGCATCACCTGCTTCATTCGTTCCGCGAAGGTCTCCGGGATCTCCTTCATGACCTGGTCGAACATCTTCTCGGCCATCTGTGCGACCTGAGCCTGGCCGCCGCCGTGCTTTGAGGCCATGCGCTCGCTGCCGGTGGCTTCGCCAGGGAACATGCCGATGTTGCGCTGCTCGCCGAGCGTCTTGCCCCCGAGGCCCTTGGCGACCTTGTCGACTGCGTCATCGACGGCCTTTGCCAGAATCCCATCGTGTGAGGCGTTGCTCACGCCGCGGAGCCAGCGGTAGACCATGTTCTCGAAGGGGAGCTGGATCTGGAATAGCGGGGAGATGTCGTATCGCAAAGTCGGGTGGCCCACCTGGGCCCACCAGCGGTACCAGTCTCCGATCCGGTCCCCTCGCTTAGCGCGGAGACCCTGGAACAGTGAGCCGGCGACGCCGACCTCACCGTGGTCCAGGCCGAGGAGTACTCGCGTGAGCTTCTTCCAAGACTCGCTTGGCATTGACTCTTCCAGGAGTTGACCTGGATTCGTCTTGCCGATGCGATCCTTGCCGAACATCTCTTCTGCGAGGTTTCTGATCGGCTTGCCGGCGTTCACGGGGCTCGCGCCCTGCGCCCACTGGCCGGAGTGACTGAATTCGTTCTTGAGGTACTGGTCGCGGATCGCATCCGCGTAGCGCTCGGACTCCTCGCGTGAGAGACCCCAGGCCTTGTTGTGGACCCGGTGGAAGTTCTCTTGCATCTTCCGGCCGAGCTCCGTGTTGGGCACGTACTCGCGGAAGCCAGCGATGATGTTTCCGAATGGCTTGGTGCTCTCCCCCGGCATCCGGAGCACGAGCGACTGGTCGGGCATCTTCAGGACCGGACGGAGCACTCCACCCTTGGAGTACATCGCGGAGTGGTCGAACTGCCACTTGGCGAGGAGCCGCGCGGCGTCGTCGAACCCTTCCTTCTCGTACATGGTCTTGAGCATCTCGAGCGTGATGGGCTCGTTGGGGTCGAACCGCATCTTCAGGATATCCTCGGCCTCTTTGGCCGCGGGGTGGAACCTGTCGAACGTCTCGAACTCATCCTTGAGCTTCGGGTTCGATCCCTTGACGATGACCTTGTAGTTCTTGTTGGCGCGGATCTTGTCCGCGACCTGGGCGATCGTGCCCTTCGTCGGCTCTTTGGGAGCCCACTTCTCGTACCGCTTCACGGCCGAGTAGAAACTCTTCATGCTCATGTTGAGCGGGCGCTCCCCGGACTTGCTCATGTATGCGATGAGCTCAGGGAACTTCTGAGCGAGGGTCGATTTCAGGTGGTCGGGGATGCGCGTCGTCGCGTTCTTGTTGAAGCCGGCGATGTTGTCGAGTTCCGCCATGACGTCCGTGAAGTCACGGTTGGTCAGGGTGC